AAGAGAGCATCACCAGAGGCATCGGATTGGATTTGGTCACCAGCAGTGATAGCACCACCACAAGTAATCATAACCGAACCTGATACACAAACGGTAGCAGCACGGCCAGCAGCCGCAGGGTTATTCAAGAGGACGCCAATGGCATTACCACCAGCAGCAGCCGTGATGTCAACTTGACCGTCAGCAGCTAGAGTTACGAACTTGAATTGACCAGCGGAGAGATCACCACCAGCTTCAAAGGTACGGTTGTCGCGTGATTGCATTACAGCCATGATATTATTCCTTGTCTTTGTAGGATTTGTTAATAAGCGCCTTACCATCTTCGGTTTTAGCTACTTCTGCGTAAGCTTTGTGGTAGTCTACGCTGTGTGTTTCTTTGTACTCTTTTACGAGTGCATCAAGAGCATCTTTAGGGGAAGCAAAATCACCTTTAGCAGACGACTTACCAAACTCTTCCATCTTGTCTGCGAAGGCTTTATCAGCAGCTTCAAGCGCAGCAATGAGGATTTCAGTATCGTCCATCTTGTCTACAGCAGAGAGTAGACCTTTAGCGGTAGCTACATCAAAGTGTGGCAGGGTTGCTTCAGCACGTTTAGTAAGAGCAGCATCAGCTTTTTCTACTTCTGCGGTCTCTAGTGCTTTAAGGATTGGTGCTGGAATGTCAGCTTTGTTGATCTGCTCACCATCGTACTCTACATACTCAGGTACAGCAGCTTTAGTTACTTTGTCAGCTTCGATAGAGTAGCCTTCGTCAAGGAAAGACTTGCGTAGACGCTCGTTCTCTACCTTCAGCTTCTCAACATCTGCTGTGAGGGTTTCTACTTCATCAAAGGACTTCATAAGAGCATCCATTGCGGTCTTGCGATCACAACCTTTAGCTTTCATGTACTCTTTGATCTTAGCATCCATCTCAGGTGCCATCTTTTCTAGTTCGTCAGTCATATCGTCTCCATTAAGAGCTTTGAAAATAGGAGCCTTCGCCATTGGGTTAGCTCCTTTAGGAACCAAACTCAATTCGTCCAGTTCAAGGTTAATAAGTTCAGTGGGCATTAGAACTCCTGTTTCTGTGCGCGGCCTCCAATGGAGAACTCCGCATAATCACCAGACTTGACTTTATCCCAGAGGGCATCATCAGTTACATGGTAACCAGTGATCCAACCCTCCTTGTCAGACTGGATTCCTAGTGCTGCACAAATCTCTTTGCTCATGGGGAACGAGTGGACGATCTGCCCTACCTGCTCACCTGAGTGATTGAGTTTCCCAACTCGTACACCCTTCATAAACTCATTGATTGATTTGTGTAGCGTATCTGTTTTGATGACATCACCCTGTAGGTCTACTACAAGCTCACCGTTGTATGTGGTAACTGAGGCCCAACCGTAGATGATACGTTGGTCTTCGTCGATCTTGATGATCTTCATGGCTTCATCAGCCTTAGTAGTTTCACTCACGGTGGTGTCAGCCTCCCACATCCTACAAGACCAATAGCCAGCACTCGTCTTGTCTTTCTTACTGTCGCAACTATGTCTAGCACGGAAGTTGGCCCTAGCTTTAGGATCATCCCTACGGATTTCCATATTAGGATCACCGAAAGTAACTCGTTTTACCTTGCCACCATCTTGAACGAACACTTCGAACTTCTTGTTGTCACCTTTAGGTGTTCTACGAGGCTTATTCAGTGTTACCTGCTGACCTTGATACTCAGCCTTAGCGAAGTCAGACTTCAGGATTTCAGAGATAACCACCCTAAGTGCTTCCATACGATCTACCGTAGGCTCATCCTCAGCCTCCTCAGAGGCCATACCTTCATTCTCAGGTGTGTAGTATGCCAAATACTCTTCATGGCTCTCAGCGGGCATATATACGGCCTGTCCATCATACGTACTTACGTGGATAGCACCATCAAGGCCCATGTCCATGCTACGCGCTCTAGCCTCACCTTCTGTAGTGAAGATGTCATTGGCGTAAGCAGCCTTCTTAATAGCACTGTAGGCAGCAGCCATAGCTTTTCCTTCGTCTTTGGTCTCTGCAAATACAGAATTGAATACTTGTCGGAACTGACTTCTCTTGCCTTCGGGGATACTAGAGGGGACATCACTCACGGAGGAATACGGCATTATGTGACTACCTTAGCTAAGTAACCTTGGAAGCTACCGAACACGACTGCGTTGTTTGAGTCTGACTCAGCTACAATACGTATATCAGCATTTCTAGGGATTATGATTGCAGGGTCTAAGTTGATATTCCAGTTACTACCTACAGAGTTAGCTGATGCAGCGGCACCTTGAACGAATACCCTACCTGCTAGTCTAGTCTCTAGGTAAAAGTCTACAGCAGCAGCTTGCTTACCTGATACACCACCAAAGCCGCCTGTTAGGACGTAGTAATCAGTGTCACTAAAGGTGGTAGCCCCTTTGAAGGACTCTTGAAATCCTAGAGGGATGTCTATGTGTATCTTGGTTTGGTCCGTAGGTACACCATTCGTAAGAGGCGTGTCCTCGTAAACTACAACTCGACCTTGGAGTAGACTACCATTATTGTTACTAGTGATAGATACCCTAGCTAAAGGAATAGATAGTGCCACTCTTGTACGACCATTAAGATTGATAACTTGAGTTACAAAAGTGAATTTCTGATCGAACCCTGTACCTGTGACTGTGTGGCCTTCAAGGTATATCTCCTCACCGTCAGCTATAGAGCTTGAGGATATACTATCAATGGAGTTAGTGGATACATAAGTTTCATGTGTATCGTTGACTGTCCACACTGTAGCCATAGTATCAGCAGTAAGAGGGGCGGATTTACCAAACTTAATTAAAGACTTCGCCTTAGCATCTATAGACACCATATCACCGAAAGTTTGGTAAATCTCTCGTTCAGCTTGGACTAACCTAGCATCGGGGACTTCGTAGTTTCTACGCTCCCAAGTCATTACTCGCCCACCACGTTGTCATCTTCTTCTGAGGTCTTACCCTTAGAACCTACAACACTGTCATCAGGCCCATCATAATAGTCAGTACGAGCAGCATCAGCCATATGTTTACGTTCAAGGGACTCAGCGTATACTTCTAGGTCCAAAGGTGGTAACTCAGCGTTAGCCAAGAGTGCATCTACAATGTCAGGCTGGTCAGCAAGGCTAATGTCAGCACCGTTAAGGTTACGTAGGTAGCTACCCAACTCTTTAAGGTCGTGTGGGGCAACATCACCAGCAGTAATCTTAGGCATCAACTTAGGGTCAAGGCCATTCAACTGCCAAAGGGGTTCTACAAGTTGCTTGTTAAGAACGTCTACGATAGTTTGGATGTAAGCTTCGAGTGCGCGTAGGAATAGATCAGTCTTGGATTTTGATAGAGCATAGGAACCTGTTGAACCACCCCCCAGCATAAGAAACTCAGATAGAACACTTCTAGCAATGTCGTGTTGGTATCTCCGAATGATTGGGTCAATGTCGATGTTACGGTTACCACTGGCAGACATAAGTTCAATATCTACAAGCCTGTGGTTGCTTGGTCCTCCATCCTTATCGGGGTACATATCCGAAGGGAGGACAATGTAACCTTGCTCATTGAACTTGGTGTCACGGAGAATCTGCTGTAAACTGCCCAAGAAAGCTTTTTGTTCAGGGCTGGCATCCGGTGCAAGGTAATCAGCAGGGATACGAGCCAAAGGGATACCAGCAAGCTCTCGTTCAACTGCAATAGCCTCAATAGACTGAAGGTTGTTCAAGTATGTGTAGCTGGTGTAGGCATTACGAAGGATACTACGACCTGATGGGTCATTGTTGATAACCGTAGTCCGGTAGTAGAGAGATTTCTTCGTAGGGATGTAGTGCTTACCGTCTGAATAGGCTTGCCCTGTGTCTTGGTACATGCCGAGGATGTCACCTGTCTTCTGGTCTACATCAAAGCGGGATACGGTCCAAGGCGCACGAGAGGCTAACTTACGTACACCAATCCTACCATCAGGGAACTTAGTCTTCTTCTTAGGATTGAGAGTGCTTGTGGACTCCCTACGCTTGTAAACTACCTCAAACCATGAGAAGCCATACCCAAGGAAAGAGAGTGCTTCTGAGATGTGGTCATCTAGCGTGTGTTCCATATCCTCTAGGACTTGCTCTACGAAGTTAGCTTCAGCCTTGGCTTGTTCACTATCATCAGCAGACTTAACCTTGAGGTCTACATCACGAAGGATTTGCTCAACAGCGTAAAGGACAGCGCCAATAGTGGCATCATTGTCCCTCATTTGCTGGTAGGTACGAATAGCCTTCTTGCCACGCAACTCAGGTAGGAACTCATCCGCACGAATGTTGCCATTGTGTACATTAGAGCCAGATACACCAAGAATAGCCTTAGATTGTGTTTCACTGAGCTTAGAGGCCATTATAGGTTCCCTTTAATCTTGGAGGTCTGGTTTGATAACTACGGAAATATAACTGTTGTTAGGGAAAGTCTCTTTGGAAGTGTCCGCATAAACAACCTCAAACTCCGCTTGGTACATGCCCGAATTGGCAGTATCCGAAGCCACCCAGTCGTATCTAACTTGACCTGCCTCTGCGTCTACGATAGTGGCTGTGGAGTTTACAACATTACCATTGATATTACCCATGTAGAAATTAACAGTGGCGCTAGATACATCAACAGCTATACCACTAGCATCCTGTAGGGTAGCTAACATAGATGGGCTAGTGTCGTTCTGTTTAACGTAAAACTTCATTATGCAGCCTCATTAGCGTTTTCTACTATTACTTTGTTCGGGGTGTTAGATGTCAATACACAAAAGTTTATACTATTGACTGTTGTTACTGTATTATAAGACCTGTTGGATACGTGTACTGCACGACCTTGTGCTGCATTAAGGTACCCTATACCTACTACCGGACTGCCTGTTACTACAGCAACCAAGGTTAGTTGGTGGACTTGAGCAATAACCGATAGGCTTACAGTAGGCTCTTGAGAAACTACACCATCGGCATCTATGTCATGCGTCTGGGCTATACTTGAGGTGCCTACGGTAGGCGCACCTGTAGTAATGGGAAGTGCAATAGCGCCTGTAGCTTCAGATAC